CCTTCTTAACAGTTGCTTTCTTTGCTGGTGCTTTCTTGACTGGTGCCTTCTTAACCTGTACGTTGTCAAGAGCCTTCTCAATGTCACCAAGTGATGGAACACGACCAAATGCTGTGTCATTTGGGTTGAGTGCACGTAGCGCTACTGGTGCAATTGCTGCAATCAGTGAGTATAGCAAGTCCTCTGTTGGAACACCTGCCATGTATAGTGCTGCTGCTGCACCAAGGACTGATCGTCCATAAGATGCAAGCATAGCCTTTAGTTGTTCGTTATTCATAGTCTTCCTCCTTTAGGATAGAACCTTTATTAGTATACCATAACCAGCCCATAGGCCAATGATTCCTGCAACACCAGCAAAAACTGGCGGGGCAGGTACTGGCAATCTGAATGCAGCGAATACTGCACCACAGGCAAAGCCAGTAAGAATAGATAGAATTATTTCTTTCACTTTTGCTCTCCATTTTCTGGAATCATAGATATTATTTCATTATATGCAATAGATATCTTTGTGTCATCGCCACTATCCATTGCACTCTTTAGGTTATTAATCTTTTCCTGTACTTCTTCAATATAGGAAAATGCCCAATCTCTAGAAGTATTAAGAAACTTAATGAAGTCTGCATTCTCAGACAAAGATTTCTCTGCTAATGCCTCACCTAGTTTTGCTGACAAAGCAATAGAATCTGCTTTTGCCTGTATCGCCAATGATGTAGCCTTAGATAGTCTAACTCTCAGACTAACAACTTGATATAGAGATACTGCCAATATCAGCAGGAATACTATAAATGCAGCAAACTCAATCACTTATCTTCCCTCTAGTTTGTGTGTAACCCAAAAATATTTGCATCCATCACAGCAAGGCATATTATCTTTACTATAAAAGGATGACTTAAAATGTCCATAAAATGATGGATCTTTCTTATACAGATTGGCACGATGTGTTGTAGTAACCAGTCTCATTATTGCAGAGTTCTGATACCACTGTGGAAATTCTCTACCCCACCAAGACTCGTTGGCTTCTGTAAGATTGCTAATGTTCTCTTCATTCTTGTCAGTCTTAATGCCACGAGCCTTTGCTTCTTCAACCATAGACAGAACATAACTGTGCAGAATCATTTCGTGTCCACGCCACATCTTTACTGCTGGATGGTTGCGCCAACCTGCAAATGGATCGTCACTAGAAAGTACTTTAAGGATTTGGTATCCTTCTAGAACCTGCTTGTTGAGTCGCTTAGAGTCTAGCATGTTTGCTGATGTAGCAAAACTTTTAGACGGCAAGAATGTTTGCATTACTCTTCTACTCCACCTTCTCGCACTAGAAGTACGATAGCGCCATTATCTTCCAGAGCCTTTTTGACCCTCACCATATATTCTACAGCATGACGCTTCTCTTCGTCAAGTAGTGACATGAACTGTTTTTCACTAGCCTTTACTGTCAAGAAGTGCTCATGGTCTATAATTTGGAGCGAGAAGCCCTTTGGAGGCCTTACCGAATGAAAAGCCATCTTCATAGCATCCGTATACATCAAATATCCTTATCTGTTTTATCTGTTATTCTTCCCCATTGAATGTAGTTCCATCCACGCTCATGGGTGTAGTATACAAATACCTTAAGCACTGTCTCCCAAAATGCTATCAGCCCAGATAGTTTAGCACTACCAGTTATTATATATACTACTAGAAATGAGGATAGCGTTCCCCAAATTCTATAACTAAGAGCCTTTACAAAAGATCTACTTCTTGTTACTCTCACGGAAGTAAATCCTCTCTTCAGCCTCAGCAATTTTGTTTTCAAATAGCACGCTATATGCCCATTTCTTTACGCTTTTGAGTAGCCGAAATAGCATGAATCGCTTCCCCCAAATCTACTTGCTCAATCTTATAGCCAACATCACGACCATAGACTATATTAGTAATGTTAGGCAGTCTCATTACCAAGGTATCCCCATGATTTCTGTTATCCTTATGTATGTATCGTTCAACTTCTTCATAAGTGAGCGGATCTTTTTCTGAAGTCCCATATGTATTCCTTACTCCCACCAGTACTTGCTCTGTTCGCTTGTGAGCCTCATCCTTTAGTGCCTGATGCCCCTCGTGCCATGGCTGGTATCTACCCAACTGTAGTGTTGTTGGTGCAGTCCAGTCAAATAAACCTGTTACCTGAATAACAGTGTCTGCCTCCTGCTTAACAGTATATCCATCTAAGATACGGATATCAAAGTGATCTGGAGATTCCCACATCTTATTGGTGTCCTCAAACCTACCAGACTTAATTCTATCTACCCATATCAAAATATCTGGCTTACCAAATGCAGAGCGAGTATCCTTAGTAGGGCATACAAAGTCTACAATGACTGTAAAACCCTGCTCAGAAAGGACTCTAGCGGTCTCTCCAAGCCTTCTGGCGTGCTCTATACGGTCTTCATGGGTAAAGCCTAGGTCAGAATTAACTGTAGCCCTAATCTTGTCTGCATTGAGATGTATAGCATTTGTTCTATGTTTGAGTTCTAAAGCCAGGGTGGTTTTACCTGCCCCTGGCAAACCAATAATCTGTATAATCATCTTATACTGCCAATCTATTTATCCATTGTCAGAGACTGCCATTTTTCAGCCCACTGAACCTTGCTTCTATGTTTATTAAACTCTCTAGAAATAGAACCATCCTCAAGATAGATTCCTCCCCAGACTCCCCACTCTTTTTGAGATACGCCAACAGCAAAACATTGTCTTGCTACTGGACATTGAGAGCACAACTTATCAATTGCTGGACGAAGATCTAAATCCTCTTCGTATTTGTCAAAAAATAGGTTTGTATCGTAGTCTTTACATGAGGCACGGTCTTTCCAGTCGTGTCTTTTCATTTAGACTACCCCCCAAATTTATTGGGGATATCCCAACCCTTATCTGTAGGCTCATAACGCTTACGAATAATCCATTTGTTATTAACGTATGCCCCCTCAATTGAGGTAGCGCCATTGAGATTCTTACGGTCCTCAATGACAGTCCAGCCATCCCATGATAGAACGTCATGCTTTTCTACAATCTGTTCCATCTTATCTAGCGAATCAATCAACATTTTCGCTCCTTGTGTAGATTACCTTTTTAATTTGAGTCTCTGTAATGATTGCATCACACAGACTACAGGGCTTGCTATCTCTATCAATGCCCTGATTGTTTACCCTTGCAACGAAAATGGTAGCACCCTTAACGTTCCAATTAGCATCACGAATTGCTTCTATCTCTGCATGTCGTGATGAATGCTTTTTAATATGTTCTGGTGATAGAGTGAATGGACTGTTGCGATCTTTATTAAATCCAACACCCAACACTCTTCCAGATTTTACAACAATGGCCCCATGCTTCTTCCTTGCACTAGACCTTGCTGCCAGATATCTAGCCATGGACAAGTAAGCCTGTTCACGGTTACTAAGCATATTAATATCTGTATACTCCAACATCAATGTCATTTTCTTCTGCCAAGTCTACAAGTCTTGATACCGACTCTCTTGGTTGTGAGAAGAATGCAAAGTATTCAATCTCAGAAATATTCTCTTCTAGCCAACTTGGAGGAACACGAATGAACCTAATCTTCTTACCAAGATTCTTAAGTGAACGCTCTGTGATATTAGTAAAGGCAATGCCCATATTATTAATCACATGTGGTCCAGCAGAGTAAATTGTAATCTCAGTGTCTTCGTTCTTAAGTCCAGATAGAGCAACTCCCATTGCCCTCAAGAATACGTTATAGTCCGAGAAGTTACGGGTTCCTTGAATCCCCACTCTCATTTGGTAGTCCTTCCGTTAGTTTGTCTACGATGAATGATATCTTATCTAATTGTACCTTATCCATAGACATGGTGTCAACTATTTTTGCATTTTGTTTTTGTACTTGATCTTGATCTATAACTTCAGCAGTATATAGACTGTTGTCTTGGATCCAGTATGCCATTCCATCCATAATAATTACCCGCTTTTGTGATTTAAGGGTAAACGCCAAGGCCTGTGTATTGCTAGGCTTTAGCAGTTCTCTATTGGTTGGAAGGAATGGCTGAACTAGTGTAAACATTCGGCTTTGACTATACTTAACACCAACAAAGTTATTGATGTGGTCAGACATTACTTTGTTAGAATATCTAGACACAACAAACATAGTTAATAGCGTTATTATAGATCCAAGAAAATATTCCATGTATATCCCTATATAATTATACTACTCGTCTGAAGACATGAGCCGAATAATTTCTTTAAGGCTATACCACTGTTCTCTTTTAAGACTTCTGGTTTTTGTTTCATCCAACGCCTTTTCTGTCAGTCTTACTGTCGGATTTAACTCAGTTACATCCATTTCTATAAATCCATTCTCCCAAAGAAACATCATTTCTTTGTAGAAATAGTTAGACATATCCTTATGTAGTGCTGGAGAAAACTGTGCTAGTTTATCTGTAAAAGTGTATAGTGGTTCGTTAGTCTCTAGATCGATACCAACAACCTCTACTGCTCCATTAAGAATTAAATTCTCTAAAAACTCTTCTTCTTCATTTGCCACTTTTCAACCTTTGTTTCGCTAAAGCGTCAAAGTCTTTTACCTTAGTCTCTCCAAGGTAACCCCAGGCATAACCATCTAGAATCATCTTATTATTGATTGACTCAGAGTCTCCATCTAGATATACCCAGCCAAGGATGCGACCATACTTCTCAGATGAATCCATCTTCTCTGTACGGATCACAATATTCTTGGCAGCCTTAATATGCTTCTTTAGGTACTCTTTAGCCTCAAGACCCAACGCCTTCTCAGCCTTATCTGATGTTCGTGATTCTGGGGTATCAATACCAGCCAGACGCACACGTTGCTCAAACAGTACGTTGAAACCTAAATCAATAACAACGTCAATAGTATCACCATCAACCACATTTTTTACTTCTCTTACATAGTATTCGTACATTAATTCTCGCTTCCGACTAATCTATTTTCAATTAGTCTCTCTCGTTCGTCTACAATTTCATATGCAAACTTCATCATATTATCATACCCAACAGCATTATCCATAATCTTGTTATAGTGGTGGGCACAGAAATAGAGTTCTCCAGACACACCCTTAACCATGGTGTATGCCTGTGCTGAACAGTTGGCTGTATCACACCTATCTAGCGCAGTAAGAACCCATTCTTTTTGAGTCATTGTATTCATATTATACCCTTCTATTTACGGTTATCTGTACGGTAAAAGCCACTGCCATTAAAGGTAATTCCTATAGGTGAGTATACACGATTTAGTTTGTTACCGCAACTCTCACACATATATTCTGGCACTGGATCATTAATAGATCTCTCTTTAGTTACCTGAATATCACAGTGAATACAGGCATACTCGTATGATGGCATTACTTGACCTTTCGACCAAACTTTGCCCATAGGCGCTCATGAATAAAGTATCCTACTGCCTCCCAAGCAATGTAAAGCAGGGCACCCCATGTAGCATACTCCCATTCACCTGTAAGCAAATAGATTACTCCAGCAACACCAACTAGATGAAATGTCTCCCAACTAGCAGTCTTGATTAGGCTCTTCTTATTTGACTCCATTATTGTACCTTCCTGCCTAGAGTAGTCCAGGCACGTTCATGTCCATAATATATTATACTCTCAACAAGGGTTTGTGTCAAGGAGAGGGCAACAGCAGCAACCCAATTTCCTACAAAGAAATAGGCTACTGCTGCTACCATAACGATATTGACTATATACCAAGATATAGACTTATATACGCTTCTTCTCCTTGACTCCACTATTCCGCTCTCATTACGCTAGCGCCAGAGGATATGTTTCGTGCAGCCTTCACTGGCTTTTTAGCCACTGGTTTCTTGACTGCAGGTTTAGGTGTGGCAGGCTTTGCGCCATGAACTGGTGCTGGCTGTATTGGATCAGTCTTTGGGGTTGCTTCATCTGCGAACCCCTTAGCCTTCTGAATAGCCATTAGTGCAGGAATGAATTCCATTGGGTCTACAAAACCAACACCATTGTCTGTCCAGCCATGGGTTTTGCCCTTCCAAATCTCAAAGTGTAGATGCTTGCCAGTAACCATACCAGTTGCACCCATCTTACCCAAGACTATTCCAGCCTCAACCTTATCGCCTACCTTTACCTGAAGAGAGCCTTTTGCCATGTGAGCATACAGCGATGTGTAGTACTCTCCGTCAATCTGGTGCCTAATAACCACATAGTAGCCAAAGCCACCTGGCTCTCCATTATCTTTTTTAATCTTAGATGGACCAGCATGAATAACTGTACCCTTATAGAATGCCTCAATGTAACTAGGCTCTTTAGCAGACCAAAGATCAACACCATTGTGGTGCTTTTTCTTTTTCTCTACTGGGTGTTCCCTCCATCCAAATTTAGACGTTACCTTGAAGTCTTTTCCAAGTTTACCGTCAATTGGGAATTGAACTTTCATTTATCTTCCTTACATAACTTGCATTGGCTTACCGCCACCACCAGCAGTTTTCTTTTTAACTGCCTTCTTGACTGGCGCCTTTGTTGCAGGTTTCGTAGGAGCAACTGCCTTGTTTAATAGTGGCTGCTCTTCCTCTCCTACATAAACAGGACGACCCCAACCAACGACTCCGTTGATTAGTTTCTTCTTGTTATTCTTGACGTATGCACGTGTCTTTTCAACACACATTCCGCCATTTCTCTGGTCACCTTTTGCTGTGCCAGAAGTGTTTCCCTCAATAACCTGGATGGTTCCATCGCCATTATTTTTTACACAGATACCAACGTGAGAAATTCTGTTGACTCCGTCTTCTGGGAAATCAAAATAGATCCAGTCTCCTGGCATTGGGTCATCGTTTCTAGCATCAGACCATCTATCATTCTTTTTAAACCAATCTGAAGCAGCCACTGTCGACGCTGACTTTGGGTACTTCTTTGGATTCAAACCTGATGTGTGTGCACACCAAGAAACAAAAGATTGGCACCATGGCTGAAAGTTCATTCCAGTCCACTTACCATACTTTGTTTCATTATCTCGTGGTCCCTCAATGGTTCCCACTTCTTGCTTGGCAATTTCGATAATTGCTTCCACGGTTCCTTTTGCTGCGTTCATGCAACCTCCATTTGTATTGCCCAATATTTTGGACATAGACTAATTATATCATTATGAGACTAATAGATGTGTCCGTTGCTTTTTCTTATCTTACGATACTTACGTGGATTCTTAAGAATAAAGATAATTAGTTTAATGACCCTCACGATACCCCTCCTCCATTGCCTTATAAAACTTATCAGAGATAAAGTGTGTCCATGCAGTTCCTGGGTGTGCCCCATCACGAGCATCCTCCCAATATGGAAGATTATCTGGATTTGGGTAGTACGGAGTTTTAGATTTATTATATGACGGATTAGACTGTATAAAGGATGTGTCTGGATCCATTAGTTTCTTAAATCCGATCTTGCTATACGCATAGTAGTCAGCATATGCCCACGTGGTCCATACTAGATTGATTCCAGATGCCTCACAAAAATCCTCTAGGTATAGCATAGAGTTGACGGCAACCAAAAGATTATCTTCTGCCTGATAATTCTTTGTGTATCTTTCTCTATCTTTATCCTTGCTACCAATACACGATGTATTAACATATGCTTTAATGTATTGCTCTAATTTTGGTGAGTAATAAATGTTACGCTGTATGTCTGGAAGGCATACTAGTAAATGTTTTGGCTTACCATAGTTACGAATAAATGCAAATATATTTTTAACTATATGATTAACTGATTGCCCCATGTAGCCTATATTATAATGGTCAACTAGTTTTCCACTTTTAGTTATCTTATCTACAACTAGTTGTGGCCATATATACTGTTCTGGAAGTCCCTCGCCAAAAGTCCAAGAGCACCCAGAAAATAGAACAGTCTCTAGTGAGTCATCAAATTTATTAAAATGCTTTGATCTAAAGCCATCATGATTTATTCTATAGAATACTGGTGGTCCATCAACAACAAATCCATGGGATATGTTTTCAGTAATGTAGTATCCATCAGAATTTCTATGACTATCTGATTCAGGCATAGTTCTATTGTCTAATGGATCTACCGTCATAGGGCTTAGAAACTTAAAGACATCATCAGAATAGTTATACATAACTACCTGCATATCTTAAAATTATATGTTTGTTCCCATAGAGCAATGTCTGCAGCATCATTTAGGAGTGGCTGACCCTTAATATTAAGACTTGTATTAAGCAATACTGGTACCCCAGTGCTTTGGTGAAACAGTCGCAAAACCTCATACAGGCCTGGATGCTGCTTAGCATTTACAGTCTGCACTCTAGAAGTTCCATCCTCATGCACTACGGACGGAATAAGTTCTGGCTTAAGACATCTAGGAGTATACTGCATATATGGACTTGTATAGTCCATATCGAACCATTCAGAGGCATATTCTTCCATTACCACAGGAGCAAATGGTCTAAACAATTCTCTCTTCTTTATTAGATTAACTTTATCCTTGATGTCTGGATCACGTGGATCGGCCAAGATACTTCTATTACCCAATGCCCTAGGGCCATACTCTGCTCTACCTGTAGCAACTGCAACAATCTTATCCTTAGCAAGACCAGCAATGATAGGAATTACTGGATACCTTCCTCCAAGATCATGTCCAAGGTATGGACCATCCCAGTCTATGTGCTTACCATACAATGCAGCAGCAGCACCAAGAGAAGACCCAGCATCTCCAGGATTAGGCATAATCCAAATCATATCAAAGACGTCCCATAGTAGTGTGTTTGCTGAGGCATTTAGAGCACAGCCACCCATGAACACTAAATTCTTTTTACCAGTCTTTGACTTTGCATATTGCATAAACTCAATTAGTCTTTTTTCATAAACCATTTGTGCGGATGCAGCGATATCAAACTTATCCTGCTCCGTAATCTCAAGGCCCCAGTCATCAATGCCCTTATGAAAGTTATACTTTTGCTCATCTCTGCCTGGAAAGTATGACTCTACTTTATCTAAATATTTAAGAGGGTCTCCATAGGCAGCCATGCCCATCATGATGTATTCCTCTTCGTTTGGCTTTAATCCTACAAGTTGTGTAAAGGCAGAGTAAAACAATCCAAAACTAAATGGATAGTTATACTTCTCTATCGATCTAATGGTATCGCCTTCGCCAACCCAAATACTAGAGGTATTCCATTCACCTATTGCATCCAATACTACAATTACAGCATCAGTAAAACTACTTGTATAATACCCTGCTGCTGCGTGTGAGTAGTGGTGAGAGAAATTTTTTCTAGGAATATTCTTAAGTGCAGTGCTCTCAAAGAAAGGCTTGTCTCCACCAAATCCACCAAACACTTTCAGCCTTGTCTTTTTTAGCCACGGCTTTTCATAATATGCAATTTGATCTGGATAACCATAACTTAGTAGGTCATCAAGTAGCGCCTGGTTATTAAACCAATCATTCTTCTCTTTGCTATATCTTTCGGCATGTCCAGAGAAAAGAATTTTGCCATCCTCAATTAGCGTCATTGATGCATCGTGGGTTGTTTCATTAATACCCAGTATTTTCATTTTTGATTCCTTTTCATGTAAGCGCTTATCATTTTGTCTGCCCACCACATATTGGGACCTATTCCAAAATGACTTCCGTCTCTTGCTGTTTGGAAGAATTCCTGATCTATAAAACTCTTATCATATTTGTCAAACATCTCTCTCCACATTACTGTAGAGTTTGGGAGTGCATAGAATGTATCAAACTCCTGCTTATTAAAGATATCGTTTGTGCAGACATAATCTTTAGAGTCTACCCTATCGCTATCTGTGTCCCATGTGAAAGAGTATAGTTGTATGTCATTGCTTTTACAGTATGTTTGAAGCATGAAGTAATAGTCGTATGCAACCAGCCTAATGGTTTCCATAAAACCAGACTCATACATGGTTGTTGCATACCTTTTTTCGTCGTGAACATAATCATAGAATCTGGAAAGTTCTGTAAGGTTTATAAAAATTAAATTTGGCTTTCCATAAGCATTCATATACTTAAATATATTCATAACGCTTGTCATGATTGAAGTTCCAGGAGATCCTAGATTAAAGTATCCCGATACCTTATTCGTCTTAGATAGTTCCTCCAAAACTAGGCTTGACCACATCTCACTTCGCTCTAGCCCTTCTCCAAATGTATTAGAGTCTCCAGAAAATATTACGTGAAGTCCATCATGAGAGTCAGTAAACTCATCAGACCTAAATCCTAGCGAGTTTATCTTGCCCTTTACCCACTTCCACCTATCATAGTGATCTAGATCGGATTGCAGTGTTAGTTTGCTTGTGTCCCCACTATTTAGAATATCTAGCAGATTTGGGTGAATGGCGTTATCAATGTTAGTAGATAATCCCTTGAGTGGACCCCAAACCTGAAAGGTTGCATTTCTTCTCTTGTCTACACGTATTCTATCATTACCCATTAGTAAATAAACTTTCTATTCTTATTAGCCTTTTTCATTTTACGTACCCAAAGCCAACGCTTAATTCTTTTAATCATCACTCTTCTCCAGTTGATAATACTGGTGTCTTCATATTGTGATACCAGTGTGGCATAGAGTATCTAGTACCACTCTTAATTTCTGCTACCTCGTGAATGTATAGGAAGTTTGATGGGAAGAATACAATGCTTCCAGCCTCTGGCTTAATTGATACCCCAGAGTTTTGGAAAATCATTTCGCCACCCTCATAGTCATCGTTGAGATACATTACTGCCGATAGAACACGACTACTGACGCCATGGTCTTGGTGTGCTGGTAAATATCCACCCTTCTCATATCTCAGAAGGTGAACGCTATACTCTCTAGATTTAATGTTGGCCTTGGCAAAAGGATATACTACTTCTGTATAGTGTGCTGTAGCAGCGTCAAGTGCGTCATATAGCCTCTTTGAAATCTCTACCTGCTCTTTATAGTAGTAATCATTAACATCAATGTCCTCTGGCTTTGGGAAAAACTTCTGCCAACAAAATGTTTGTTCCCCATACTGCCAAGGAGTCCATGTCTTAACTGATGTCATGCTATCGCCATGCTCACCGCTAGAGAATCTATCCTCTATGTTTTTAATAGCATCGATAATGCTCTGTGAATCCTTTAGTGCGTTCTTGTAATAAACTAGTCCAGGATCTAGGACCTCATAGTCATATGTCTGATTCATTTTGATTCCTCACTACTTTCATTAATTATACCATAATAGCAGTTTAATGAAAAATCATATAGAAAGGCATGTTCTGCTATTCCTGGGTGGTAGTCATCCATTGCATTCATCATGAACTCTTTAAATGGATGGTCCCTATTACTCTCTATATATTTTGTCATAAATGGATACTGCATCTTTGTAGCGCTAAACTTATAAAAGTATTTAAACTTTGATCTAGGATCCATCTTATCTGGGTGTAACTTTTTGAACCTATCCATATCGTCCCAGGTAAAGGATATAATCCTAATGTTAGCCAGGTCACAATACATAACTAAGGCATTGTAATAGTCACAGACCATAGCCTCAGTGATATCTTCTCCATATAGCGTCTCAATCATTCTATTTTCCCTCATGACGTCTGGAAAACATATGAAGATGGTATCTGGATTGCCATATAGACGAATATATTTAAATATCTGATTAATAATCTCTGTTGCTGTTAAGCCTGGCCTTGCAATATTATAGAATCCAGATACTGGCTCAGACTTGCTTATGGCATTGTATGTCATCTTAGGCCATGTGTATTCTAATGGGATACCGTCACCAAAAGTAACAGAGCATCCAGCAAATAGAATATGTCTACCGCTATGCCCCCTCTTAAATTCGTCAGATCGTAGGCTACTAGAGTTTAGTATATAGAGTTCTGATACGTCTAGACCAAGCCTATCCATATTATTTTTAATCTTATATAAACTGAGTGGATGTATATTTACTGGACATAGAGTGTCTAACTCATATCTTTTCTTGTCATTGGCAAGACCAAGACTTTTACGAAGCAGATCCATTTCATCGCTATTAAATGTGTTAAACTCTTCTCGCAACTTCTTAAATAGCGACTGCTTATGCTTATTGAAAGCATCAAAGTCCATGGATTACTCCCTAGCGTATTTATGATTTGCAGCACGCCAGGATAAATCTTCTCCAGGCTTTACAAAATCTGGGTCTACATGTTGTGGCAAACTTGTGTGCATATATAGTGCTGTATATCTATGACCACTTGTTACAGTAGTAATGCCATGAATGTATTCTGATCCAGCACTTGGGAAAAATACCGCTGAGTATTGACGTGGCTTATACTCAAAGTCTTGGTTTGGGAAATAGATGACTCCACCCTCATACTCTGCTGGGTCATTAAGATAAATCACTGTACTGAACTCAATCCAGGGCTCAGGACCTTGAGCATCCATATGTAGTCCACCCTTGCTTCCAGGAATCCAGTGTGAGCCAAATGCTTTAAAAACATAGATTGGGTTGACGAATCCATTAATCTCTTGATGAACTTGATTGGACTTCTCACCATACTTACGTAGCAAATCCATTACTACCTTGTTATATGGGAATGCTGTTCCGCCAAACCTATCCTTATAGTACTCTGGGTATGGATTAATCTCAGATGGATGGTTCTGCTCATTGATGAGTGTCTGAGCATCCTCTGGTGTAATAAAGTTATCAATTACGTGTATTCTGTGTCCCATATTCATATTATATCCTATCAGTAAATTGCCTTGGTAACTGCTGCGAACTTTCTAGCATCTACCTGCTGGAATGCTAGATCGTTTGGGTCATACTCAACATCTTGGTATTGGAATGGTATCTTCTTAAGATTATTAAAATCAATTCTATGAAATTCCATAAACTGGTCTGTTGTCCTAGGCTCATTTGGCTGGCCAATTGTAAACCTAATCGATGCCATTGCCTCATTGTAATTATGATATTTAGAGTATGGTACATATAGATTTTCTATAGTCCTAGACTGCGTGTCTATATAAGTATTGGTAGGTGCTGACCAGACGTCTACCCCAGACCTGAACAGCCTCAAACTTAGCAACTCTTCTTCTCCATAATATTTTACATCACTTGGGTACTTAGCATTAATAAAGAAATCTCTTTTTCCAAAAATAAAGTTTCTATCAACATACTGGGTTAAGTTGAATCCGTCTGATGGGAATTGCTCAACTCCAAGTTGGAAGATGTCTTTTTGTATTACTCGTCTCTGCCCTGATCCAGAAATAACTATATCTCTACCAGCAATAAACTCAATTAGTTTTTCATCCCAACCATCTTCAAGTAATATATCATCAGAAACAATAGCAATGTATTCTGACTTAGATGCCTCTATCTCGTATGCCTTATACATGCATGGGCTTTGAATAAAGTCCCAGAATATATGACGGTAGTAGAACTTGTCGCTTTCTGGAAGTATATTGTTTCTTCTTAGTGGATGTTGGTCAATTACAAATGCTGAGAATTCGTTCTTAGTATTTTTATTAATATTATCAAGAACAGACCTAAGATTTTTACCCTTATATGAATAAGTAATAATATATATGCTAGTCTTCATCGTCATGGTTCACATTCTCTGACTTCTTGCCAACTAGGCCGAATAGTTTCTTTCTCCATGCAGTCTTCTTGTAATATCCAAATAGCATAGAGCGTCTATTCTCTGCCATAAGTTCGTGTCTATCTAGTTCTTCATCTGTGTCTATTACTTCTAGTTCCCAGTTGTCTCTCTTAAATGGGATGATCTGAAAGATTGGAGTACCCTTTGGAATTACACCACGGAAATTACGCTTTAAAAAGAATGCGGTGAACACTGGAAGACCCCACACATCAGACTCTACAATTCCAGACTGAACATAAAATGGTAAGTCGTATCTATTCATTGGATGAGTTACTAATACAGAGTATCCAGGTGGTGTTTCGTAATACCAGTTCATTCTCCATCCATAGTGGATTGGGTGACATCCTTCAGGCACTGGTAGGTCATTAGATGGTCTCTTATCTACCATCATTACATCGCCATTCCACCATAGCATTGGGTGACCATTTTCATCCATGTCAACATAGACATCGTCTTCTAGAACATATACATATCCAGCAGTCATAGCATCAAAGAATGGTATGCACATTTTTGTTGCAACCTGTGCACCGTCAGTTCCAATGTTATTAGTTGGTGCTAAGGTTCTAATATCATTAGACTTTTCGTGCTTAGCCAAACTCTTATACCATTCTGGAACATGGCGTACTGCAGGCTCTGGTGGAGAAAGTCTGTCACCTGGCATACGAAATCCAGGAGTAAAAGTAATCTTTAGGGGATCACTCACTTATATTCCTTTTTAGTCCTAAACTTATTCTTATATCCACCGCTGAATACAGACCGCAATCTGAATCTTTGCTTCTGAACCTCTGCTGCTGCTGTCTCAAGATCAACCAGTTCTGACGACCAATCCTCTCTCTTGAAAGGAATAATCTGAACAATTGGAGTTCCCTGCTTTAGGACTCCCTTAAAGCCCTTCTTAACCAAGAATGAGAAGTGTCCGTCAGAGATAAACTTGTCAGTATCAATAAGACCATTGAACGCCATAAGTGGTGACTGATCTGTATGTGATGGGTTCATAAAGATAGCACTGTAACCTTCTGGAGTCTTTACAGACCAGAATGGCAAAATTCTTAGAAGGTCTTTATGATAAATGTTGTGGTCAATTGGGTAGTCTTTGTACTGATCAATTGAGTGGAATGAGAACATGTCTGACTGAAACATCTTAATTGGTGCTGGAATAGACCAAATAAGTTTGTCTGGATTAGTCGAATCTAGATAGACGTCTGTTGGTAGTGTTACCATATAGCCAGCAGTCATCATATCAAAGATTGGCATGCAGCGTTTAATAGTACTAGTAGCAATACCATTGGCTAGAGCCTCGCCATTATCTACCTGGCCTTGTTGCATTCTATACCAATCTGGCACATGCCTAGATGATGGCTTTGGTGGGTCCGTTAACTCCTGTGTCTTGTCGCTAAACGGATAGAATCTAATGATGTTCATAAAAGTTCCTAACTCTCTCTACTATTATATCATCTGCCTTAAATACTATGTCAAACATAGCACTGTTTCTTGGAATTCTTCCAAAATCATTATCGATATGAGGGCCAACACTCTTAAAGTGAAACTTAACAAATTCTGGCTCTACATATTC